ATTTTCACCACCTTTATCTAGAGCGTTCGATGTTGAGCCCATCATACATTTGCCAATAATTCTAGATCCTAGTCTTAAACAGGTTTTTGTAACTCTCCAGTTATTTAATATATTATCAGGTTTTTCCCATTTACCACTCTCATCATGTACTAATAATTTTAATTTTTCTCCATCATAACTATTATCCCCAGTATTCTTCCAATCTATAGTTGTATCAAGGCCTTCTAATAATTCAACCCCTTGCTTGTTCGTTATAGATTTTCGTGTTAATCTTGAAGCTGGTATTCTATAAGCTAGTTCTGTTTTAGGCCTATCCATACCATCTTGTATAGGTTTAAAGAAAAACGGATAATTTACAGATATAGGTACAACTTTATCAGTGAACATTTTTTTAGCATCGCTACCAGATTTTGATAATATACCAAAACGCGAATCGCTAGATATTGTGGCAAGATTAACAGTTTCACCGGAAGCCATAAAAGAAAATCCAGAACGTCTGTTTTTTAGGTAAGACATCCCGTAGCATCTGCTGTCAGCTTTGCACGCTTCCCAAAATATAAAAAATAATCTATTAGCCTCTCTAAAATCTGGATTTCCTACATCAATTTTTGACCACTGCAAGTACATAAAATGAGCGCCAGTAATGTAAGTAGCCAAGCCTCTATTATAGAACCAATGACCTTCTTCTCTCCTTTTGAATTGTTCATCTATGTATGGTTCCCATTTGTTTTGAAATTCTTCAGGGTAGTTTCTCCAATCAAATATGCTTTTTATAGCTTTTAATTCTTTAGGATATTCTTCAACAACCCATTTGTTATTACCTTTGGTTATTTTGTCTGGCGCTTTTGGTAAAGCTATTTTTAAATTTTGTATATTATATATTTCACCAATTTGGCCAGTTTTGCTTATTACAACAATATCATGTTCTTTATTATAACCGTATTCCCATTTTTTTGCTTTATTTAATCTAGATATTGTGTTCTCCCTTATTGGTGTAATTACAGTATATAATGATTGCTCGTACATTACTTAGATCTTTTTTCAGCAAAACCTTTAAATGGAGCAGCCGCGTTATCTTCTTTAGGTTTATTATCTAGCATATTTTCTTCTTCTTGAATCCTATTTAAAATTTCAAAAGCATCAAATATTGCTAACTTTTTTGTAGCAGCTGCATTTTTAAGCCTGTCAGCTGATATATCATCACCAGAATCTACTATTTTTTCCTCAGCTACTTTTATTAATTCCTCTACAGCTTTATGTCCAGCTTGGATTATACTCCTCTTCGTTTCCTTGATATTCATATTTAATTGTAATTGATTTTGTCGGAACTCTATAAAGTTTGTTTTTATCTATAACAAATTCGTATTCTGCCCCTGGTTTGAAACCTACTAAGTCACCTTTATCCACTCCTTTAAGATTTTCATCTTTAAAATACAATACGCCAATACCAGGTTTTTCAAAATCTATTGAAAACATTTTTGTTTCTCTTAAAGGTTTAATAAAATTAAAACCTTCGCAGCTATGCCATTCATTGTCTTTTTTATACCCAAAAATTTGATCCTCATTTACAAAAAACTTATTGTCGTCATAATAAGATTTACTGTTTTTTTCTACACCTCTAATGTCTTTAAAGCGTCTAAATACATTGTGGTGGACTATAACCTGATCGCCTTCTTTTATATTTGTTTCAATTTCAGATGGCACAGATAGTACTTTAGCTATTCTATTAGAGTAACTATGGTTGTGCATTTCTGTATTCAATAAAAGCTCACTACCATTTACTTCTTTTTTATTGTTATATCTTTCGCCAAATGGTTCAATAATAAAATTATATAAAGCTTTCATTAATACTCTAAATCATATTCAACAGCTATAGCCATATTCTTGTTGAATTCTTTCCACAGCATTAACTCATTATTCTTCTCTATATATATTGAGTACTTATTTTCTTCTTCAATTATATTTTTTATAATATGCCCACCATACACCTCTTGATTAACAGAATAGTGCATTGCGTCATTTTTATAGTCTCTACCGATGCTAATCTTGCGTATCAATTCCATCATCTTGTATTTCACCTGTTGATATATCAATAGTAACCATTCCATAGATATTTTGCAGCATAGTCTGAACACTATTAAATTCTTTTTTAGCGCTCTCTATTTCGTGAAGCAGCTCATGCTTTTGTACCTCAATACCACCTATTTTTAACTGCAGGCTATTAGTCTTCTCAACCGCGTCTCGCAGAGCCTTTAATTCACTTTCGCTTAATTTTTTTTTCATTTTAATTTTATTTAATTGATTATGTTAATTGTATTATTAATTACGTGCTATTATCAATACTTAGCTATTATTAGTATTTGTTATATTTTTATACCAAACGAACCATTACTTCTAAAAAGTTCAATATCACTTCTTCTTACGTATTCGTATCTTAATGATATTTTTATTTTTTTATATATTTTATATGATAGTTCTGATACAAATTGATAACTGCCTAAAGAATAACCAAACCTATTTAAACAACTTACACCTAAACCAATTGATGCAGTTGTTTTATTAAATTGGTTAAAATTCCACACACCATTAACTCCATATCTTTGTAATCTACCTCCACTTAATTCTGCTATTTGGTAAAAGTTTTGAACCGAAAAATAATATTTGTTTAATTGTTTACCCTCTAATTCAAAATAAAAAACACCATCTAAAGTTGGTTTGTCATTACCATACTTTTTATCCTGTCCTAATAATAATTTAGCATCTTGAAATATTCCAAAACCAACCCTATCTTGACTATAACAAATTGATGTTATTAATAATATTAAAATTAGTTTTTTCATTTCTTTATCACCTTAAATGTTTTGCCACTATTTTCAGTTTTAACTTTTACAAAATATATACCATTTGTATAATTTAAAAGGTTTTGAGAATTAGATACAAACCTACCACTTACATCGTATATCTCTACATCATAATTTTGATTGCTACAAATATAAAACACATCATTAGTTGGGTTTGGGTATAGTTTTATTTCATTACTGCTTACACTATTTACTGACAAGGTTGTATCATCTTGACAAAGTAAATTTTTACCATAAATAGTTATTATACCATTTTCAATTATCATGCCCTCAGTTGCGTTACAATCTACATTGTAAAACACACTGTTTATTGAAGGAATACCTCTTAAATCTTGTATAAGTATAAACAATAATATTAAAACTAACTTATTCAATTACTACCTCTTCTACAGGGTAAGGGTTGATGCCTCCCGCTATTAATATTGCAGCCCATTCAGCTTCGTCTAAATAACTATCCAATATGGGTTGGCCTGTTTCCATCACTTGTGTAGGTTCTACACTTCCATAAGCTGTAATTGTAAACGTTTCATCTTCTCTACAAATGAAATACGTTGTTTGTTTAGGATATTCTATTTTTTGTAACATATTTTTATTTTTTTGTAAGTTGGTGTTCCTAATATTGTTTCTATAATAACCGCTATCTGTTAATTTCTTAAAGCACGTTATACATCCATTTTAAAGAATTAACAAAAATAGTCTGAACATCGGCGCTCCATTGACTAGATGTTTTGCCACCTAAAAAAACACGCTTACCTGCCGCTATTGTTAAATCTGCTAAAGTATCTCCAGAATCTACAACAACAAGAGGGTAATGTGTATTATTATCTGTAGCTTGTAACACATAATTTGAGTTAAGCATATTTGCAGATTTACTCATAGCACCCTGTTGTACAGTAGCCCCTGTTAAATTGTAAGTTATAGGTGCTGTTAACGTTCCTAATATTGGATGTGCGCTGTTTATAATTGTGCTTGTTACCACTCTATTTGTATTATCTGCTACGCCTACACCTATATAAAACTCATCGTGATTTGAAGCTTCAAGAGTTAGTATTGGTTTTGTTTCTGATTTTAAAGAAGCAACCATATTACTAAAAATACTTTCAGCTATTACAGTAAAATCATGTGTAGTAATAGCGTCATATTCTCCTGAGCTTGCACCAGACACCAATACAGTCCCCACTTGTGCATCTAATATGTTTTTAATAAATGTATCTTCTGCTGTTAAAGATGATGCGTTGCTTACTATAAATCTTACTGTAGCAGTGTCTAATAAAGAAGGAACATAGACTTCATTTAAAGCAACGCCATTAAAGCCTTTATTATATAAATCTTGAACATGAGTTGCTTCTAACACTTTATTTTTAAAAACGCCAAATTCATCTAAGCTTCCTTTTAAGTACCCTGCGTTAATATTTGTTCTTCTTCCAAAACAATAATCAGGCGTTATATCCCTCATGCCAGTATATGCTCCAATTACGCCTGCTGAACTAGATATTAAAACCCCATCTCGATATGCTTTCATCCCTTGACTTAAACTGCCATCATAAGTGAATACAAAATGGTGATAGTCACCTATACTACCTGCTGACACTGATATAGCTTTATAATGTCCTGCGTATATATTACTTTGAGAAAAAAGGTCTAACGAAATAGTTGTTCCGGTACATTGAATACGATATTGCCATCCTTGATTACTTCGAGCAACATTCAATATTCTTGCTTGATTGTTAGTTGCATCATTTATTTTTAACCAAAAAGAAATAGAAAAAGGAATATCAGAAGTACCATCTGACATATTATATTTTTCATTCCCTGAATATATTGCATACTCATTAGCGCCATTGAAACTCCGTGCATCTAATACTACACCTGCTTCGTATGTTGAATAAACATTAGTTGTAGGGGCTTGACCATCAATTGTATCAATCATATCGTCATCCATTTTAAAATAAGAAACTAAATTATTTAAAATAGATATGCCACCACCATCAGTTATTGTCCAACCATATGTGTTGATTAATGTATTTCTTGCTGCTTCTGCTGCTCCACCTAATGTATATTGATTGTTATTAAATCCAATAGTTGTGCTTGATAATGCAGGAGCTTGAGATGCCCACCCTATAAGCGTTGCATCATAATTAGCTACCGATATTCCACCACTACCTAAGAAATTACCTGCATTTATCAAACTAGAAATATTCCATGCTGTAAAATCAAAATTTCCTGCGTTAGAAGTATTAAAGAATAATAAATTCATATTAGTAATATTTGAAGTATCCCAACTTAAAATACCAGCAATCCCTGCCGATGTTAAAGAACTACAGTTCCAAAACCAATTTCTTATATCTACTACACCAGACATATCCCAACTACCAATATTATTAATAGAGGTTAAAGAACTACACCCAAAAAATGCATTATCTATTCTTCCTACTTGTCCAAATAAAGTCACCCCGCTAAGTATAGGTGCATCTGTAGCAGAAACAGTTGTTAAAGCAATATTTCCACTAAAATTAAAACTATATAAAGAAGCAGTACCCCATTGTTTAATTTCTATAATATCGTTTACAACATTTCCTTTTCCACTCATACCTTTCCAAGCAGTTCCTGTTATAGAAACATCATATACTCCTGCCGTTGTGTAAGTATGGCTTATAATAGCATTAGAAGCAGGCGTTAATGCTTCTGAAGTTCCATCACCCCAATTTACTCTATAATCTTGACCTGTTATTGAAGCTGTTCGGAAATCTGCTACACCACCATCTAAAGGTATATTTACTGCAAAAATAAATGCGCTTAAATCTGCTCCGCCACCACCACCTCCGTTTAAAGCAATTGATTTCCAGTTGACACCTGACTTTAGTCCTAATCCCATAATTTTTTTACTTTATCAATAATATATTTTCAGGTAATATACCTACCGCTGCTGTTATTTGACTAACTATGACTGGTAAAAAACTGCCTGAAGATATTCCTGTGAAAGTTACCGGTGATGTATTGCCTACCGGTAAAACGGTTATTGTAGCATCCGCATCACAAGTTCCAATATATATAGCGGCTGATTTTATACCTGTAACAGGTAACGCTAACACTGTATCTACTACTGAAGCGAAGTCTGGTTGATTTTGATATTGTCCCATTATTTTTAATTATTTTATTAACACTTTTTCTTTTTAGCCATAGAATCTTTTTTTATAGCTTTTTCTTCAGGCATTGGCTTATTTGAATATTTCATTTCAACAGGCGCACCCATATTTAATAGAGGCTGTTTAATCATTCCTCCTTTTGCACCTTTTTGTACTTTTGCTGTTATTGGCGTTAATTTACTCATCTTGTTCGGTTTTATAATATATTTTTTATGTTATGATTTTAGCAATTCCATCTTCGTCTAGCAGCTCTACCTCTTTCTGAAGTCCAGCCTTTTGATCTAGCACAAAATGATTTTCTGCGTTTTGCATCTTTACTATCAGGATCCATCTCAGATGGTTTTTTAGTTACAGCTGTTTGCAATTTACTACCTGGATTATCTCTTCTATATTTAGCTGTTCCTTTTTCAGACATACCTCCGCCCGCAGCGGCTCCAACGCCTGTTGGTTTTGCTTCATTGTAATAACCTAAAGATTTTTTATGAGATGGAGCATCACCTTTCTTTTTAACAGGAGAACTGCAGCTACAAGATGAGCCACATCCACAATCTTTTTTCTTAACTAATTTAAACGGGTTGTTTTGTGTATATGCCATAATATTATTTTTTGCCGTAGCCTTTCATTTTAAAACCTGATGATTTCATTTTATTGCTACTTAATGCTTTATTAACTAATCCTCCAATTATAGCTTTGCCGGCTATCGCTGCTAGAGGCCCTAATTTTGCTGGAGACTCTGGAGCTTGCTTAATAGCATCTTGCAAATGTTGAGGTAATTTATTTTGATTACCTTGCAGTGTTTTAACAGCAGGGCTTTTTCCATACATTTTAAAAGCAGATGGCTTCATGCCTGCAGGACTAGAGCTTTTGTCTTCAGTTGGTTCACCTGTAAAAGCATCAACAGTAGTAGTTTTTACCTCTGGCACAGCGGTATCACTTGTAACTATATTATTTTCTTTAGCAACATTACTTGGACTATATGTTCCTGCTTCCATAGCTAATTGCTTTTCATCACTATAATCTCCGCGAGTCTTTAATCTATCCTCTGCTCTTCTTATTGTTGACCCAGCTCTTTTACCAGACTCTTGTGATTCCTGTTGTCTATCTGATCTAGATTGGAATGCTTTTTTTCTATTCTGTTGCTCTTCTATTTTTGCTTTCAACCTTCTCGCTTTAGCGGATCCTGGCTCTGCTTTATCAAGCTTAGCTTGTAAATTACCCTCTCTAATTTTAGCTCTTCTTAAATCTTTTTCAGATTTTTTTGTAGCTCTAGATTGTTGGCGAACTTCCTCAGGCTGCATAACATGCTGCTCTTGTTTTTCATAAAGATCGGTTTCAACTTTTTTACTTCCTCCAGGTATAATTTTTGTTTCTGTTGTTGTAGAGTTTTTAGCATTCCAATCCTCAGCTGCTTTTTTAAAAGCCTCAAATGTAGGATATTTAGATTTATCTGCATTTTTATAAGCTTTTGCATAGCTTACCCCTGTTGGTTTCCTTTTAACATCTTTCGTTTCTATTTTATCCGGTTCTTTTGATGTTATGGAAGCAGTTGCTTTTTTGTTTTTATTCCCAGGACCATTAGTCTCTAATAAAGGTGATCTTTTTATCCTGCTTGTTATTGGTGGGTTTTTCATAGTATATATATTTATTCAGTAGGGTTTTCTAATTTAACTTCGTCGTATAAAACATCTCCTCCGCCTGCGTCGGATGAAACATCTCCTCCGCCTGCGTCTAATTTTTTCTGCATTAAAGCTCCATAATCTACAAAGCTTTTAGAATTTTGAACATCACCTGCTCCAGCCACAAGACCCATATTGATTTTACACGCGCTAGAAGCCTTACTTGTTATAGACCTAGCTTTAATTTTTTCGTTTATATTCATTTTATGATTTATTATATGCTTCTCTTTCCCAGTCGAAATCACCACCTTCTTCTGCGCTTTTACCTGTTTTTTTATCTACCAATTGACCATTAATCCTTTCATACACTCTAGCTGGTGATCTTGTATCTTTTTTCCAAGTTACTGTATTGTCTGTGTATTGAAGTCTACCTTGAGCCATTTGTTCTAAATGAACTTTTTCATGATTAACAGCATTCTCTTTATTTTTACCTTTTAATGACTTATCTATAAATATAGTACCATCATTATTAGCTTCGCCTAATATACCGCCTTCTAAATTCTTTTTAAAAACAGGTGTATTATACGTTGAGGTCTCTTTGTCTATACCGACAAGATCTGCAAAACTTTTTAGTTTAAATCCCATTATCTCTCTTGGTCTCTTGTCATATCATCTATAGCTTTATTAAAAACTTTATCCGTATATGACTTGTTCTTATAAAAAACACTTGAAGCCGATGTTGGTAAATCCTCTTCCGCTAAAAGTATTCTATATATTCTTGTTATTAATCTTTTTGTTTTTGATGATACTTTATATACTGTATATTTAGAAGTGATTCTATTCCTATGTTTAAATACGTCAATCCAACCTTCTTTTCTTAAACGTTCCCACCTATTTTTATCCCAGCTGTATGTATAAACACCATCAATAAAATCATTACGTGTAAACAGCTCTTTACAATCTAAATAAATAAGTAATTCTAAATCTGCATCTTTCAAAGAATAAGTTTTACAGGCCCATCTTCTAACAAGCCTGTAATACTTAAACAAATTTATTTCTCTTAAGTCACTTGGTGATAATCTCATTCGATGATTACAACATCGTTAACAGTAATAACATAGTAAAGATTATCTTTCCACTCTATACCATGCCCCGCGTGTTTATCATATCTTATAGTATCACCTTCTTTAAGTCCCGTTATTTTATCTCCAACACTAATAACCTTACCTTTTAAATACCTAACGTCGCTATTTTGTTTTTCATTTAGTTCAATACCACCAACTTTTTTAGGCTGCTCTTTTATTTTATCTATGATTATATAATAGTTAATTGCTTTCATTATGCCAGTCTTTTATTACTAATTACACAATCTGCTGATATAATAGTTGTTACAACGCTAACAGCATTTTTAAGGGCACTTTTAGTAACTAAAACAGGATCAATAATACCAGCTTTAATCATATTAACTTCTTTACCAGATTTAACATCCGTGCCAAAGTTTCTTTTTGTAGGCTTAACAACTTCGATAATTCCAGCATTGTCAAGTATGGTATAGTAAGGCGCTTTAATTGCTTCATACAATATCTCTTCTCCTTTATTTAATGGAACCAATGTTGTAGCCGCATTTAATAAAGCTACACCCCCGCCTGCAACAATACCTTCTTTGTAAGCCGCTTTTGTTGCATGTATTGCGTCCTCAACTCTATCTTTTTTCTCTTTAAGCTCCACTTCAGAATCA